ATGTCCGAGGCTTTGATTCAGCGGCTCAAGGAGAGCCGGGCAAACATCTGGGAGCAGGGCAAGGCGCTGCTCGACAAGGCCGAGGCCGAGGGCCGCGACCTGAACGCCGAGGAGGCCGCCTCCTGGCAGAAGATCAACGGCGACATCGACGCTGTCGACCAGCGCGTCAAGGGTCTGGAGGACGTCCTCAAGCGGGACGCCGAGATGGTCGAGACGTTCGCCCGACTGGAGAACACTCCGGCCGCGCGCGGCATCCCTCGCGATGAGAAGAACGAGCAGGTTCGCGCGTTCCTCAAGGGCGAGTCCGGTCGGTCGCTCACCGTCGCCGCCGACACCACATTCCGTGACCTGGTCAAGGGCACGGCGACCGCTGGCGGCAACACCGTCCCGACGTCGTTCTATGGGCAGCTTGTCGAGCACATGATCGACATGTCCGCGATCCTGTCTGCTGGCCCGACCGTCCTGGAGACCTCGGGCGGGGAGACCATCGAGGTTCCGATCACGACCGCCCACGGGTCGGCTGCGATCGTCGCTGAGGGCGGGCCCATCACGGAGAACGACCCGACGTTCGGGAAGCGCTCGCTCGGTGCCTACAAGTACGGCGACCTGATCCAGATCGCGCGCGAGCTGGTCGACGACACGGGCGTGGACCTGCTCGGATACGTCGCTCGTCAGGCTGGTTGGGCTGTCGGCAACGCGTTCGGTGCCCACCTGGTGACCGGCACGGGTTCCTCGCAGCCGGCCGGCATCGTCACGAACGCGACGCTTGGCGTCACGGGCGGGACGACCGTGTCCGGCGCGTTCACCGCCGACAACCTCATCGACCTGTACCACTCGGTCATCGCCCCGTACCGGCGCTCCCCGTCGTGTGCGTGGCTCATGCGGGACGCCACCCTGGCGTCGCTGCGCAAGCTCAAGGACACGACCAACCAGTACCTGTGGCAGCCGGGTTTGACGCTCGGAGCCCCGGACACCCTGCTGGGCAAGCCGGTCTACACCGACCCCAACGTGGCGGCCGTGGCGCTGTCGGCCAAGTCGGTGCTGTTCGGCGACATCTCGCGGTACTTCGTCCGCCTCGCGGGCGGCGTGCGGTTCGAGCGCTCGGATGACTACGCCTTCGGCAACGACCTCGTGTCGTTCCGGTGCCTCGTCCGTGGAGACGGGCTGCTCGTCGACCAGACGGGCGCGGTCAAGTACTTCCAGGGCGGCGCGTCCTGAGTAGTGGCGGGCGGGTGGCTTGTCCACCCGCCCGCCTCCTCAATCACCAAGGAGGAGGCGCGCCATGCGCGTTGTTATGCGTGCCCGCATCAGCGGGACCCGGAACGGCGACGAGTGGCCGGCGATTGGCGCAGAGGTTGACCTCCCCGACACGGAGGCCGTCGACCTGTTGAACGCTGGCCTCGCCGCCGTTCCGGAGTCTGCCCAGGTCGAGACGGCCACCACCAAGCCCGCCGAGACCGCAACCCGCCGTCGCAGGGCCTGACCCGTGTCCGTCATCCTCCTGGACGAGGCGATGGCCTACCTGCGCATGTCCCCGTCGTCGACCAATGTTGACGAGGCCGTGCTACAGGCGACCATCGACACGGCCGAGTCGCTGGTCGCCCAGCGGGTCGGTCCGCTCGCGTCCGGGGCGCAGTCCTCGATCGTGTTCGGCGGGCCGGCGTTCGTCCTGCCGACGACGACGACTGCCATCACGTCCGCGACCGACCTCGACGGCAACGCCGTCACGTCCGACTTCAAGGTCGGTGTCGGCGGGGTCGTCACCAACTCGTCGTGTGCGCTGGGGACGTGGACGCTGGTCTATACGGCCGGCTACTCGACGTTGCCTGCCCCGATCCGCACCGCGGTTCTCGAACTGGTCCGCCACCTGTGGCGGCCCCAGCTGGGGGCCGCTTCCCGTCCGTCCGATGACGGCGCGCCTGGCTACCTCATCCCCAACCGCGTCCGTGAACTGCTCGACCCCTACGCCTTGCCGGGGTTCGCATGACAGCCTCCGCTGTGCCGATCTTCATGCGTGCGCTGCGGGACGGTTTCTCGGCCCTGTTTGCGGATGCTGAGGTCACGCTTGGTGTGCACCTGGACGCGACGCCTGGCGCGCGCGTGTGGGTCGGCTACGACGACCCGACGCTGCAGTCGACCCCGACGTCGGCGCGCTCACAGCAGGCGCTTGCCACGATGGGCACCCGCAACCGGGATGAGGCGGGCGAGGTGTCGTGTGCCGTGTTCGTTGAGAACGGCGACGGCGACATGGATGCGGTGCTCTCTGAGGCTGAGGGCATGGTCGACCAGCTCGGCCACTGGCTCGTGAACGCGACGTTCCAAGATCTGCCGCAGTTCACGACGGTCCTGTTTGGCGACTCGACGCAGTGGCTTATGGACCGGACCGAGTATGGGGCCGCTGTTCTCGTCCAGTTCTCGGTGGCCTTCAAAGCTCGCATCTACCCCTGACCACAACCCACGTAACCCCTTGCGCCGCAACGGGGTCCGTTCGCCATGCCCTGGGAGGCGTCGTGAAGATCCGCAACATCAACCCGCTCGGACGGGTCGACGTGCCGTTGCTGCGCCGTCAGGGCGACATCGAGGGCGAGGGCCGTGGATGCCTGGAGCCTGGTGAGATCGTCGACGTCCCCGATGACGTCGCTGCCGTGCTGCTGGAGCAGGCCACCAACTTCGAGGCCGTCGCCGATGAGCCTCGCACCGCCCGCAAGGAGGCCGCGAAGTGACCACCCCCCTGGACTGTTCGGTCGGACTCGGCGTTGAGTCCGTCTACGGGACCGGCGTGACGCCGACCCGCTGGTTCGAGTTTCTCGACGAGAGCTTCAACTACGCCAAGAACGTCAAGCAGGGCCAGGGCTTCCGGGTCGGTTCCCGCGTCGCCCGCTCGGGCCGTCGCGTCGTCGCGTCCGCTGAGGGCTCCGGAGACCTGACCGTTGAGGCGGTGACCAAGGGCCTCGGCCTGCTGTGGCAACTGGCGGTCGGGTCGGGCACGTCGACTCTCGTCTCTGGCGGCCTCTACCAGCAGGTGTTCACGCTGGCCGACGTCCCGCCTTCGGCGACTATCCAGAAGGGCATCCCCCGTGCCGATGGCACGGTCGACGCCTACACGTTCACCGGCTGCATGGTCGAGTCGTTGACCATCGACTGCCCCAACGCTGACATCGTGAAGGTCAAGACGTCCTGGAACGCCAAGGACGTGACGACCGCGACGGCATACACCGCGCCGTCTTACCCGACGACTCCGAGCCTGTTCACGTTTGCGCACGGTGCGATCTACAGCGGCACCCTCACGGCCCCCACGGCGACGGCTCTCGGATCGGCCCCGACCCCGGTCGCTGGCATCCGGTCCGGCTCGATCGACCTCAAGCACAACCTCAAGACCGACCGTCTCAACTGCGGTGGCGGCGGCCGGAAGGACAAGCCGATTCCCGGGCTGCGGGAGATCTCGGGCTCGATGGTGGCGGAGTACGCCGGAACGTCGTTCCGGGATGCGGTCATGGCTGACACCAGCCTGACCCTCGTCAAGACGTTCACGAGCGGCAGCGACGTCCTCCAGATCATCGTCCCGGACGTGCGGCTCGATGGGGACCTGCCCAAGGCGTCCACTGACCTCGCGCTCCAGGACATCAAGTGGGTGGGGCTCGACGGGCTGTCGGCTGCCCAACCGATTTGGATCGTCTGCCGTACCGCTGACACGGCGCTCTGAGTGCCTCGTCAGTCGTCTGGGTCGGCTGAGTTCACGGTCGACACGTCATCGTTCCGAGAACTCTTTGATAAGTCGAGTCAAGTCGACAAGAAGTTGCGCCTCGGCCTACGCCGGAAGATCCGCAGCGCGGCTGAGAGTGTCGCCGACGACGTCCGCGCTGCGGCGCTTGGTGGATCTGAGCAGCTTGGGGCCTACAAGTCGGCTCGCCTCAACGCAGCCCGAAAACTCCGCCAAGAGCGGGCAGCGGATCGGCGCTGGGATCGCCTCGCGCGTGAGTTGGAGGGCTGATGCTCAGACAGAAGATCGCAGACGGCGTCAAGGTGCAGATCCTGACTGGGGCGCGACGTGAAGGTGTGCGGATTGTCACGTCGGCACCGCTGGCCGGCGCTTGGCAGTCCAGGCGTGGGTGGCGTCACCCGGTGTTCGGCAACCGCAACCAATGGGCGCAGCAGCAGGGAAACCCGGACTACTTCTACGGCACCGTCTGGGCTGGTCGTGACCGGGTGAAGACGGCGGTCGAGGAAGCCATGAAGGACGCCGCCGACTCGCTCAAGGGGAGATCATGACTGCTGGGTTCTTCATCGACGGCCGCGAGTATGAGATGTCGTCGATCCGTCGCGTTACCCTCCGCGACACCCTCACGTTCAACGCTGAGGCGAGGCGCGCAGGGCTCGGGATCACGTGGGCCGGACTGCTCGCGCTGGTGGATGAGGTAACGGCCCTGACTGTCGCCGAGCGGGTCAACCATGAGGGCACGTGGTTGCTCATGGCGGCCGTCATCTGGTCGTCGCGTCGGTCCCAGGGTGAGGACGTGAGTTTCCTCGATGCGATCGACGTCCCGTTGGAGGACATCGAGTGGTTCGGTGATCCGCAGGACGAGACGCCGCAGGATGCCCCAGACCCCCCGATGCCCCGTCCGGCTTCCGCGGGGGGCGTCGGGCGGGGCGCACGGGCGACCCGTTCGAGCGGGCGCTAGCAGCTGACATCGACGGTGAGGTCCGCTCCCGTCTCCTGACCATCTCCCACGTCTGGCCGGGCATCACGCCGTGGTCGGTGTGGGACCTGGCGTGGTGCGACTGGCACATGTTCGCCCACGCCGCTGACGAGTGGGTGAAGGCCCGAACCGAGAAGGGGTGACGGATGGGCGACCTGACGCTCAAGTACCTCCTCTTTGGCGAGGACCGCACGGCGTCAAAGACGCTCAAGCACGTCGGCGATGAGGCGGGCCACACGGGAACGCGCCTGGAGGGCATGGGCTCTCGCGCGTCGAATGCGCTTGGGATTCTCGGCGGGGCCGCGGCCGCGGCCGCGGTTGCGGGTGTCGCCGCGATCAGCGCTGGCATCGTCAAGGGCGTCAGCGACGCCGCCGAATACCAGCAGCTCGCAGCCAAGACGGCCGCTGTCCTGGCATCCACCGGTAACGCTGCGGGCCAGTCGGTGAAGGGTATCCAGGACCGGGCGGCCGCCCTGGAGTCGATGTCTGGGATCGACGAGACCCTCATCATCAACGGGCAGAACGTCTTGGCGACGTTCACGCAGGTCCGCGACCAGGTGGGCGCGGGGAACGACATCTTCACGCAGGCGACGAAGGCCGCGCTGGACATGTCGGTCGCGTTGGGCACCGACTTGCAGGGGGCGAACGTCCAGCTCGGGAAAGCGCTCAACGACCCGATCAAGGGCATCACCGCGCTTGGTCGCGCGGGCGTGTCGTTCACGCAGGCGCAGAAGGACCAGATCAAAACCCTTGTGCAACACGGGGATACGCTTGGCGCGCAGAAGATCATCCTGGGTGAGTTGTCCAAGGAGTTCGGGGGGGCCGCGAAGGCTGCCGGCGAAGGCTTCTCCGGCTCGATGGAGCGGGCGAAGGACGCTGTCGGCGACGCGTTCCGCGAAGTCGGGACCGCTCTCCTGCCCGTGCTCACAGACCTGGCCAACTGGTTCACGACCGAGGGTATGCCGCGGATCGTGGCATTTGCCAAGGAGGCGTGGCCGAAGGTCAAGGAAGCTTTCGCGACCGTTTCCGCCGTCACCACCGAGAAGGTGATTCCGGCCGTGAAACTCGTCGTCGGGTGGTTCCAGGAGCACGTGATGCCGGTCGCCAAGGAGCTGGGTGAGAAGGTGCTCACTGGGCTCAAGACCGCGTGGGACTCGATCTCCAAGGCGATCGAGGAGAACCGCCCGCAACTGGAGGCGATCGGGCAGACGTTCAAGACGATCGCCGAATGGATCATGGCCAATGTCGTCCCACTCTTGGGGACGGTCCTCAAGTGGGCGTTCGAGCAGCTGGGCGACATCATCGGCGAGGTCATCACGGTGATCGGCCACCTCCAGGAGGGCTTCCAGACCCTCGCAAAGTGGGGGATCTGGCTGTGGAACAACGCTCTCCAGCCGACCGTTCAGTTCATCCTGAACGGGTTTGCCTCTCTCACACGGGGATTCGCGTCGTTCTTGTCGGCTCTCGGGAACGTGCCTGGCTTCGGGTGGGCGAAGGATGCGGCCGCGAAGATGTCCGGCGCGGCCGACCAAGCCGAGCGGATCGGGAAGAACCTTGGGAAGATCCCCGAGAACATCGGCGTCCAAATCTCAATGTCCATCGTCGGGGTGCAGGCGGTCAAGAACGCCATCAACGGCATTGGCGGCAGCATGTCGGCCAAGCTCAACGCCAAACTTGAGGGCTTCCCCGGCAACGCCCGCGGCACCGACTACTGGCGTGGTGGCCTGACGTGGGTTGGTGAGGAAGGCCCCGAGCTGGTGAACCTGCCGCGGGGCTCTCAAGTGTTCCCGGCTGCGGCATCGCAGGCGATCGCGTCGGGTGCCGGTGGTGTCGCGTCCGGCCCCGCACCGGTGCAGCAGATCGTCGTGCAACTCGACCGGCGTACCCTGCTCTCGGCGCTCGTCAGTGAGTCGCGGCAGTCCGGCAACGTCCTGGTGACGGCGCGATGACCTCGCTGCCGGTCCTCACGGTGGAGGTCGCGTGGCCCAATCAGCCGGGCGACACGACGTTGACGTGGACGGACATCACGGCCTATGTCGACCTCCCGGGCGGCATTGCCGTCACGGCTGGTCGAGCCGATGAACTGGGCGTGGTCCCGCCGTCGCGGCTGAACATGCGCCTGGATAACACGGATGGGCGCTTCACCCCCGGCAATGCGTCGTCGCCGTACTACCCGCACGTGGTGGCGCGGAAGCGGATCAGGCTCACGGCGACGAAGCCGGGGGGCGGCACGTCCTACCGGTTCACCGGGTTCGTGCGCGACTGGCCGGTCCGGTGGCCCACGGGTGGGCAGGAGTACGCCGTGGTTGAGGTGTCGGCGTTCGACCGGCTGGAGATGTTGGGCCGCGAGGACGTGCGTTCGCCGCTGTCCGAGGAACTGCTGCGGGATGATCCGGTCTGCTACTACCCACTGACGGAGCCGACCGGCTCGACGTCGGCTGGCGACATCTCGCCGAACAGGCAACCGGCCCTGTCGACTCTCGCGTTCGGGTCGGGGGCGGAACTGTCGTTCGGTGCGGGCACTGGCCCGGCGACCGACTCATCCCCCGCGACGATGTTCCGCCGAATCGCGAGCGAGTCGGACTACCAGACGTTCGCCGCGCAGTGGCTTGCCGGGTCGCTGGCGACGCCGATCGTCGGAACGAGTGGGTACACGGTGCACGTCGCGGTGCGGGTCGAGCCGACCGTCGGCGAGACGGGAGCCCCAACGCCCTTCCAGCGGCACGTCATCTGGTCCCTCATGGGCGCGGGCACGATGAACGCCCTGGGCTACTCCGCGGCCACTCCATGCACGGCGATGGCTGAATTGGACCCGGTGAACCCGTTGTACCCCTACACCTCCCGTGGGGCCAGCTCTCCGGTGACGCTGACCGCGACACGCTCGGTCGTGTTCACCCTGGACCCCAGCCTCATCGGCCGCACCTACGTCGACGGGGTGCTGGTCCGCCAGGACATCGCCGCCTACGTCAGCCCGTACCCGCTCCGGAGTGTGTGGCTCGGTCAAGAGCCGTACCGCACTGACGGACTGACCGGCACTCTCTCGCACTTCGCGGTGTTCGAGGGAGTCGCGTCCACCGACCGAATCCAAGCCTGGGCAGACGCGACCGCGGACGGGTTCGCCGGCGAGCGGTCGGGCGAACGGATCGGTCGGGTGCTGGACTGGGTTGGCGTCCCGACCGGTGAGCGCAACCTTGAGGCCGGGGACCTCATCGTCGGACACACGGACACCGCGGGGTCGACTGTTGCCGCCGTCCTGGGGATGCTCGGCGACGCTGAGCCGGGACGGGTGTTCTGCGACGGGCAAGGCCGCGTGAGCTTCCACGCGCGCAGGCGTGGACTCAACCGCGACGCCGCGCTGGCGCTCACCGCCGATGACGTTGCCGGAGACATCGAGTGGGACGGCGACCCGGACCGGATTGTCAACGATGTCACTGCCTCGCGCCCGCTTGGGGCGACGGTGCGGGCTGTCGATCAGGCCAGCAAGGACGCCTATGGCACGTATGCCACGTCGGTCACCGTGCCCGCAGAGACGGACGACCTCCTGGGCTACCACGTCGACTGGCTGGCCAGGAGGTCGTCTACCCCGGAGCAGCGCATCCGCACCGTCACACTCGACCTGCTGACTCTGCCCGACGCGACGGTGGCGAGCATTCTCGACCTACAGATCGGTGACATTCTCACGATCAGTGGGATGCCGTCACAGTCGCCTCAATCCACGGTCGCCATGACGATCGAGGGCTGGACCGAGACCATCTCTCCCGCCGAATGGACCATCGTCCTCAACACCTCCCCGGCTGACATGACCAGATACGTCGAGCTCGACGACGCTACCTATGGCGTCATCGGCTCATACGTGCTGGCCGACTACTAGGAGAACCGGTGCCACTCAACACGACCCCGCGGACGTGGGTCACGGGCGAACTGCTTACGGCGACGCTGCTCAACGTGGAGCTGCGCGATGCCCTGACGAACCTCCAGGCCGCGTGGACGGCATGGACACCGAGCCCCGCCCTCACATCGTCTGGGACCAACCCGACGATGGGCAACTCCACCGTTGTTGGGGCAACCCACCAGATCGGCAAGACGATCCTGTGGCGGCTGCGGATCGTGCTCGGGTCGACGTTCGCGGCCGGGACCGGCACGTACTTTCTTGCGCTGCCATTCAGTCTCGGCGGGATCCTGTCGTCGGAGGACCCCATCGGAGCCGGGCAGGTGCTCGCAGGCGGGACACGACGAGCAGTGCAGGTATATGCGCAGACGGCTACGACCGGCTTCATGGTCCGCACGTCGTCGGAGGCAGACCTCACGGCCTCCGGTCCCGGCGTCGCATGGGCGGCCGGTCAAGTCATCTCGCTGACGGGGGTGTATCAGTCCGCATGA